GAGCCGATCGAACCGAGCTTCTCGATGACACCGACGTAGGCGTCAGTGAAGCCCGTGGAGACCTGAATACTCTTGGTCAGGTTGTCGAACATCGGAGGCAGCTTGGGCAGCAACTTCTCGATGGCCGAGTTGGAGAATGCGGCAAAGAAGCCGCCAAGTGCGGTGCTGGTCTGAGCCAGCTTCGTGTTCAGGATGGGGAACAACTTGTCCACGAGTTCGCGGATTGGTCCCACAGCCACGGCCCAGAAGTTCTGGGAGATGATGTCCTGGAGTTGTCCCATGTACTTAGCCGCCTGCGGCACCTGGACGTTGAAGTCCTTCAGTGCTGCGACAGTTGTTGCGAGGCCGACTGCGAGGCCGGCGAGGATGCCCGGCAGGGCAAGGCCCGCCTTCCCGATCGACGCGATTGACGACGACAGGGAGAACAGGTTGCCCGCGACCGTAAGGACCCAGCCACCGAGGACCGTGATGGCGTGCGAGACGCCACCGATCCTTGGGACAGCCAAGTCGAGTCGCATAATCTCTTCGCGAAGACCACGGAACAACTGCATGGTGTAACGCAAGCCGGAGATCGCGGCCAACGAGGCAGCCACCTTGGCAACTGCCCCGTTGTCCAGCTCTGGCGCGATCTTGACTGTGCGGCGCTTGGTGAGCGCCTCCAAGGCGACGATGCTTTTCGCAACGTCACCATCGTTCAAGTCCAAGTCAACCTTGACTGACAGGTCGAGCCCCTTGGCCCAGGACTTCAGTTCGCCCCGCAGCTTCTCTTTCGCGCTACGGTCGAGCGTGGGGATGACATCGACTTCAAGTTCACCGAGTTGCTTCTCGATGCGGCGAAGGTCATTGGCGGTCTTGTCCCGAAAATCTGAGGTGTCCGGGAGCACCTTGATCGCGACGCGACCAATAACCTTGCCGACTGACATGAGCGAGCTCCTTTACCTTGCGAACTTGTTGTAGAGGTCAGCCACCGTGGCCGGCTTCTTCTCTTCAGGTGTTTTGTCCTTGCCGTTCGGGCGAGGCCAAGGGTCGATCTTGGGTGGACCCTTCTTGCCCCACTGCCCTGAAGCACGGGTGTTCTGGTTGATCGCGTCAAACAGGTCGGCATACATGTGCCGATCAGTGCCCCACCCAAAGTGCTCGCGACCGCCAGAAGCGAAAGCGACAGTGAGTGATGTGTCAGGCAGCCTCTTAGCCAGAGCAACGGCTAGCGAGGGGCTTGGACCCCGACCTTCAATTACATCCACCAAGTCGATCTGGTAGTAGAAATGAAAGTCGGCGTAGAGCCCCTCGCCGTGCTCGTCAATCAGCTCTGCGAGGCCGAGGCTTCCCCCACTTCGGCGTCTCCCGTGTAGAGCGAGAAGACCTCAGCGAGGACAGCCATATCGTCGCCAATCTCCTTCACCAACTTCTTCGCCTTCGCCGTATCGTCAGACACGAGGATGATGGCGTCAGCGAGGATCTCCTCCTGCTCTGCATCGTCTTCATCGAGCGTGTCCTGGATGCTCATGAGCTGCTTGCGCTTCGCCTTGGTCAGGCGCAATGGGTTGAGCAGGCTGACGCTGACATCACCGAACTCAATGTCGGTGCTGCTGTACTTCTCTTCAGCCTTCTCGCGGATCGAGTCGAGTGTGAATGTAGCCATTTGCGGACTCCTCTGTGTAGGTGTTCTTGGGCGAGTGGGTCGTCGTGACCCACTCAGTGCGCCGAGAAGGACTCGAACCTTCGATGCCCGTAGGCGGGTGGTTTACAGCCACCGGCAATAGCCGCTATGCGACCGACGCGAGTGCGGACTAATGAACATGGGGTTGCAGCCCCTCCCCCGAGGAGTCCGCACAACTCAGGGGAGGGGAGATCGTGTAGCCGAGGGCTACTGGCTCAGACCGCAGCCAGCGGGGTGACCGCATAGGTGTGATCGTTCGTGCCCGAGACGAGCGGCTTGACGCCGATCGGCAGGCCGGCCAGCGACTCCGTGTCCGAGATGGATAGGTCGTCTGAGCGGTAGATCTCGGTCTTCGGCGCGTGGAACGCGAAGATGTTGGCCCCGTCAACAAAGACCACGAGGAACGCGGAACTAGTCGGCTTCGGGTTGGCCGGCACCAGGAGCTCGCCACCGATACCAACAGTTGAGTTGGAGCCGTAGTACAGCTTCAGTGAGTCCTCATCGAACTGCTGGAGCGTGAACGCCATCGTCTCCGTACGAGTCGAATACGAGGTCCGCAGCGACTTGTTCTGGAGGGTGCCGATCACAGTGGCTTCGCCACCATCGGATGAGATGGAGAAGATGTCTTCGAGGGACGTGTGACCGACGTTGGTCCACTCCACCCCTGGGGTTGTGAGGTCCGGGGGGATCACGGTGTCCACGGTGGCGGTGAAGTAGTTACCAGCACCGATGACCAATGTTGCGGTGTCAATGACTGCCATTGGGAGTCTTCCTTTCAGGAACAAGAAAGCCCCCCGCAGGTTTGCGAGGGGCTTGGATGTGGCGGGATGGGATCAGATGACGTACGGCTTCTCGGCCGGTTTGCGGATCGTGACCCTGTGGGTGGTCTCCCAGCGCTCAACTCCTGTGGGGAGATCGGCGTACTGGACTGGACCAACGGATGTGGCCCAGTCGGGGGAGCGTTTTGGGCGGTCCAACATCTCGGTCGAAATGACGTACCCCTTGCCGGGGAACGACTTGTTTTTCGAGTCGCGAAGGACCACTCGTACAGCCTCGGAGAGGAGGCTCGCATCGGCGTCAGCGTTGATGCCGGTACAGAACGCATGGACCTCGATAGTGGAAGAGTCGATGAAGCGTTCGTCGCCCTGCCACGACCCCCACGACCCCGTAGAGCGAAGTAGGACGAACGGGAAGGTCTGCTTGGACTCGATGAGCGTCTGGACACTCATGTCGGGCAGTGCCTCCCTCAGTAGGGCGAGCATCAGATCTTCGAGCGGGCTCATCTCAATCAGGTTCAGAATGCTGGATGGAAGCGTGCTAGTCAGAAGCCACCACCGCCTGTACCTTCGAGAGAGTCTGGGGAGACGTTGAAGCCTCGGTGCAAGATGAACTTGCCGGTCATTGCGCCGGCCTTTGTGGTCGATCCGTCCGGGGCTTCCAGGTAGTACGGATCGCGTCCGTACTCGATGGACAAGGCACCCTTCGTCCCGTTCTTAGTGTCAGTCAGGCTGAGGATGTAATCAGTGCCTTGGTACCCTGGAGAAAGATCCAGGTCCACCCAGTCGGTGATCCTGCCGAACGAAGCGGCAGCGGCACGGATAGTGCCAAGGACGCCCCATGCCCGGTAGTACGCCTTTTGGGCTATCGGGCGGATTACGCCCTCAAAGATCTCGGGCATTGACGCGATGGCGAACTCCATGCCGCCACGCTTGTACTGGGCCGAGCCGGACTTGCCGGTCATCGTGGGGGTGAGCCAGACGTTTTGTGAGCCGGCCACCTTCTGATTGGGCTTCATTCCCGCTTCTGGGGTACGAAGTTCGGAGCGAAGTTGGGACTTGTTACTAGCCATTGGGTCGCTCCCGAAGGTCAATCGACCAGTGCCGCGTATGGCGGGTGCCGTGATGGTAGGCGGGCGGTGTCACGACATCCCAAGACTTGTCAAGGATCTCGACCCTTGACCACAGGCCAACGCCGATCAGACCGGCATCTATGCCGATCCGAATGATGTTGATTGCCTGTTGGCCGGGGACCTCTGCTCGCGCTGAACGCTGAGAGAAAATCCAAGCCTTGACATCGTGTGCGCCAGCCTCGGTGGCAACGTCATGCTTATTGCCACGGTCGTCCGTCTTCTGGACAACTGTCCACACGCGAGCCGGTAGGCCGTGCCTGCGCTGGTAGGTTGACATCAGAGATCGCCTTCCGTGTAGAACGGAAGAGGTGCAGCCCCGTTCACGGCGGGCACGTAGCCGTAGCCCTCTGAGACGTTCTGAGGAGTCGGGTTGATGTATCGGGGGCCGCGACGGTTTGTCGGGCCATAGGCCACAACGCCGACCGATACTAGGCCGGTGCCACGTCCAGCGAGCGCGAGAAGCATCTTCTCTTCACGACTAGTGAAATGTGCCGTGCCGGCGTCCTCACCAAGGTCTGTCCATTGGATCGTTTCGTCGCCTGCTCGGGACTGAACGAAGCCCTCAAAGTTCCGCATGTGGCGGACGGCAGCTCGGAGCACGAGGCTCTTAACTTGCCGGGGAGCGGCGAGACTGTCCCAGCGGTCGGAGCCGTAGAACCGTGCATCATCACTGAGGTCTTCGAGCGCCGCCGTAGCGACGTTTTCTTCCCCGGCATCGAGGTCCCAGTCGAGTCGCGACTGAAGCTCGGGAAGGGTGGCGATTTCATCTGCCACGTCAACCTCCTTATGTAGGGGAGGGCAAGGGAGGGGGCCTCCTCGAAAGGAAGCCCCCTCTCATTTGCCCAACAGGATCAGTCGTTGGCGACGGTGCCGGGGCCTGTGACTCCGGTCAGGTGTGCGCCGGGAGCGGTGACGCCCGTGATGAGCGCGAGCTCCTGCAACGGGTCGACCTCAGCGCCGGCCTTGCGAGCCTCGGCGTAGGAAGCCCAAGTGAGAGCGACCTCGGGGGTCGTTCCACCATCGTTGTCATCGTCCACCGTGCCAAGGCTCGGGTAGGACGAAGCGCCATCGAGCTTCAGGCTGATGCCCCGGACGAAGTGCTCCTTACTGGAGATGACCTCGGCCTCTTCGATCGGGTCCCAGCCGACGAGAACATCGGTGACCTCGCGGAAGCCCGCGTAGGTGTCGACCGTGGAACGATCCACGAAGTAGTCGTCGTCGTACGAGGTCATCCAGCGCATCGACACACCGTCGAGGGACTGGGTTGCCCCGTTGCCCTTCTTGGAGGCCGGGATGCTGGGGGCCGCGTTCAGGAAGATGAAGCCGTTACCGGCGAAGGCGAAAGCCTCGTCGGAAGCAATCGTCTGGTCCACGATGACATGGAAGCCGAACAGGCGACCAATGCTTGCATCAGCCAGCGCGCTCTCAGCACGGTCGTCGGAGACGGCAGCCGTGAGGGCGAGGTTGGCATCCGACAGGATGAGCGACTCGAAGTCCGAGCCGACAACCATGTAACGACCCTCGGTGGGGACGTTGAACTTGTTGAGGACGCGACGGGCCTCCAGGAACGAACCACGGAGGTTCTGCGCGGCGTCACCAATGGTGACGGCGTAGTTCTGAGCGGTCAGCGTGTTGATCGCGCGACGCTGGAGACCGCGAGCGATGGCCTTGACCTGCGGGCTGAGCAGCTTGCCCCAGCGGTCGAGGTCGAAGTCGGCCTGCTCGTCCGTGATGGCAACGCCGTTGACGACGCGACCCTGGAAGCTGACCGGGTAGGTGCGCTCCTCGTACAGGTCAAACTCGACCTTCTGGCGACCGTTGTACGGGGCCGCAGAGGTTCCGGTCGAACCGGAGCGCCACTCGTAGTCGTGGAAGGGCAGAACGCCTTCGACCTTGACGTTATAGGTGTCATTCTCGGTGCCCTTGAAGTTGTCCACGCCTTCCTGCTGGAAGAGCGACGGGATGACGAGCTCCTGCTCCAGCATTCCGGTGCCGAGGTCGACAATCTTCTGTGGCTTGACGACGCCATGTTGGTTGGTAGCCATGTGTGGTTCTCCTTGTCTTGGAAACGAAGAAGCCCCCACGTCTGCGAGGGCTTCGTGTTAGTTGGCTCAGCGGCGCTTGCGGCGCGAACCGTATTGGTTGGCGAGGGATCGAGGATCGCTCGACTCGTCGCCACGTCCACGGGGATTGAGACCGCCTTCAAGGCTCAGGTCTTCGTCCTCATCAACGTCGAACATTTCGGCCAACTCTTTTGCGTCGGCTTCCATGTCTTCGCGGGTCTCACCCGAGAGACGCTTCTGGAGCTTCTCGGGGAGGTTGAACTTCAGTGCCACGTTCTCGCGCAGAAGGTCGGCCTCGGCGGTCTCGCGGTCGCTCTGGATCTGCTTGACGATCTCTTCCACCTCTTCAGGTGTCTTTGCGTTCGTCAGCTTCTCTTCGGCGTCCCGCAAGCGGTTGCGGAGGTTCTTCGCCTCAGCGTTCGCCTTCGAGATCTTGTCCTTGGCTCGGTCGAGGTCCAGCTCTTCGCCTTCTTCGACCTCCTCTGAGGCTTCCTCTTCGGTGCCTTCCTCCTCGGTGCTTTCCTCGGTCTCCTCGGTCGACTCTTCGCCGGCCTCGGTCTCCTCGGTGCTCTCCTCGGTGGACTGCTCCTCCGTGGACTCATCCTCGGTGGACTGCTCTTCGGTCTTCTTCTGCTCGGTCTTCTTGGTCACTGGGTTACCTCCTGGGTAAGTTGCGCCATCACGCCGCTGCCTCCAGGGACTTCTGCGACTTGGCTCTGTCTCGGATAAGACGCCGCCACTCGGAGAGGGCTTCGTCACCGCTGTACTGGTCCTGGATATGTGTTTCCCAGAGCTCGGCGTACTCGCGGTTCATGGCGAAGATGTCGCCAGATCCAAACTGCTGAGTGCTGAACACGGGGACCGCGTAGCACTGGCAGTTGTCGTGGTAGAGGTCGAGGTCGCCGTAGGTGACGATTGAGCCGTCAGCCTTTGGACCCGTTCCCTCGTTAGCCCTGTATAGGGACGCCTGTCGGCCGTCCTTTTTTAATACAGG